CATCTGTTAAATTCAGCCTACCTTGACCAGTACTCTGCACTTCTGGAATAATGGGAGTGGTATCCCATAAATCTGTTGTACCACTATCTTTATAAAGTCTGTAAGCATATGTATTAAAGTCACTTACTTCTGTAGTTATAGTTGGCGTTACTACAATATACTTATCTTCTAAGTCTATTGCAAGTGTGGGCGGTTCGCTAAAGTTAATTAATTTACCACCATTGGTAAACCAAAACGTTTCTGACCAAGGACCAACTATAGTACCACTAGTATTAGTGTAACGAGCTCTGGCTTTGTAGATAATTCCACTAGTAAGTTGTTGAACAGTTATACTAGAACTATCTTTTGATCCATAGTATATTGAAGATATTGAGTCAAACATAACGTTGCCTGCAACAACTTGTAATTCTACTTGCTCTACACTTTTACTTAATTGCGAAGTATTGCTGTAGCTAATAATAGCAGTATTAGTATAACTGCCATTAGCAATTTGCTGACTAAGTGCACTATCACTATTTACTGAAATAATAGTAGGCGTTTCCGAAATAATAGAATTAACCAAATAATTTGCAGTTGTAGTTATATTAGAGTTATAGGCAGTAAACTGTGATAAGTCGGTGGTATAAATTTGTGGAGAGTAATCAGCTAACATAAGTTTTGCACTTACACTACCTGAAGTCTCAATACTTAACACAATAAGCTCTTGAGATTCTTTGCTTACTTCACCTAACATAAACAAATCATCAGGATTAATATTGTCACCAACAGTTAAAACACTAGTAATAGTTATTGTACTATAATAACCTGTTGTATTTATAGCAGTCAGTGTTTTTAAAACACTTGCGCCAGCATTAGTTCTTACACGGATATTATAAGTCTTACCGTTTTCTAGGTAAATTTCTTCTGTTAATTGAATTGCGGCACTACCTGTACTGCATGTTTTAATTCTACCACTACCACTACCCCACAGTGGAACATCGTGTGTAACACGAACTAAGTCACCGCGGTTACAAACTAAATATTCAAAATCAACATTTAATGAATACATTTCTGGTCGCAGCTTTAACTGTGCCATATGCCATTGAGCAATATGTTTAGCTTGTGCAAAATTAGTTACGCCAGGTAAGTTAAGTTCTTCAAACAATTCAGAATTAGCCTCGGCTTTACCTGCATTATAGACTTTATACTCATTTGCCTGATAACCTTTTTCTTCATCAGCAAGGGTAATACGGAAAGCATCTGGTATACGTGGCAGTATTTTTGTAGATTCAAAACCCCAGCTATTATGTGGAGTAAAGTGTTGAACTACTGAGGAACGTGGTCGGTCTACTACCACAGTCCATTTACCGTCAATATAATTAGGGCTAGCCATACCAGCGCTACATATATCTTTTAACACATCCATAACACTAGCAACATTAGTAAGCACAGCGTTATAACTTAACCAAGGCTTAGTAGTATCTTGTACATACTTACCACTAACTAAATTCATTGGTTGACAAAATTTATACCATTCTGCAAGAGCATTTAAATCAACATAATTTGCAGCACTAGTAATATTGTCTGCAACTCTATATGCATTTGCTGGATGCATTAACACATATAAAAATAGTGCCGCAGGATTGTTTGTTGGTTTTACTAAGTCCCACTTATTTGTAGCTCTGTTTAAATCTGGTGCAATTGTTTGTACTAATGCATTAACGCCTTCTAAGCTACCATTTACTTTGTTGGTACTTTGTACGCGTAAAAATGTTCTAGCTAAGTAACAGTTTTTAGGATTTTTAACAACACGAATAGGAATAGGATTATTACTAGAATCTAGTATTAAACTACCATTACTATCTAATTCATATTTATTATAACCTACTACTGCAGATAAAATACATTTCGAATAATAACGATTATTAGGATCTTCATCTTTTTCTGTTAAGTCGTCATTATTTCTTATTACACGAATTTGATATTTACCAACAGGCAATCCTTTAATTTTATAAACAAAATTAAAAGCATCTTTTCGCATTGAAAATAAACCACCAGAACCAAACACTATTTCAGTTGTGCCTGTTCCACCAACATTAAGTCCTGCATTAGCTGTATAAGTAATAACAACTGCTGCTCCTGCTGGTCCGCCAGTATTTGTAACTGCCATTCTAACAGTGTGAGTTGTATTTGCTTGGGCATAATACCAAACGGAAGCCATAGAATAATGGCCTTTTGATGGTATAGTTATTTGACGAAAACCATCAATATATACTACGCCTTCATTATCAGAGCTTGCATCTATTTGATAGTATCCAGTATAAGGAAATGTAACTGTAGCAGTTTTATCAAATGTATTTCCGCCACTACTATTCCATACGCCATCAGTGCGTAATATTGGAGTCCAAAGGAATAGACTACTTGGAGGTGTTGCCGTAACAGTGTTTGAAAACTGTTTAGAGCTAAAAATAGTTTCTGGCTCTCCAGCTACTAGCCCATCTTGTACAATAAACCGACCTGCTTCAACGTTTACAGTCCAAGTATTACCTAATAAGGGATTGCCTTCAGTGTCAGTTACAGTACTTCCACCACTAGTTACTTGCGGATTTCGTGTAACAGATGTAAGATCCAAACCTAATACACTACCAGAACTTAAATGTGACACAGTCTCTTCTGGCATATATAAACTGCCATGAAAACATAAAGTATATAATTTACGATAACCGTTTGGAATAGTAGGAAGTCTAGGATACGTAGAAGAATATGCACTCGCACCTTCTCCTACAAAAGAAGCATAAGATTGTTCAGTATACAGTGCTTTTAAATAAGGACTAGCATCACTAGTTAAACTATCTGTTGCTGTACCTTCAAAAACATCTATTCCACCACCAGCCGCCATAGCAAGTGTATAAAACTTATAAAGATCTGTGTTATTACCAGAATTATCTTGTATAGTAGGTGCTCCTGCTAACACTGTTGAAAATGCAGTTTGATCTAGTGTTGTAGCACTGTAATCACCTAAACGGTAGGATGGCAAGGCACTCCATGTATTTTCACCTACTTTGCGTACACGAATTTCTACGGCACAAGTTGCTTCACTTATGCTAGCATCTTTTGTAGAAATTTTACGCATACCTTCTGGAAAGGTAAGAACAACATCAATATCTTCAGCGTAGTTATTTAGTGTAACAATAGCAGGAGGATTTCCATCTGTTGGATTTTTAACTAGTTCAATTTGTGGAAACTGTTGCTCAACATCACTTGGATAAAGTGCATCAAATGCATTTATGTCTTCTTGTGGAACGCCATTTAGTATAACCGGAATTGGATGTTCTTGAGCTGTCGTTGCCTGGTTAGTAAAATATACTTCGTCTAGTGTTTTAGCACCAACACGAATATCTGTAATATCAAGTGGACCAAAACCCCATACAAGTGATAAGTTCATTACAGTTGTATCTGTTAATGTCTCAATGTATGGAACTGCACCTAGAGCTGCAGTTGAACGCATTTTACCTAAAACAACGGGGATAGCCCCAAAACGATTGGCTTGGTTTGAAGCCCCATTAAAGGCATTAACAGGTACTGTTCCTCCTGGATTTTCACTTTTTGGTTGACGTATAGGAAAAGCAGCATTAATAAGTGCCATACCAGCCATGTTAATGGCCATTGTACCAACAATTTGTCCTGTAGTAGATGCTACAAATACGGACTCTGTAGCACTAGCTGCTACATAAGTACCAAGACCTAAACTTTCAGCTACGAGTGGTGCATACACATTAGCAACGATTACTACTGCAAGCATTAGTAACAATCTTGTTCCTTGTTTACCTTCAGGTATTACTTTATATACAATATTTTGTCCTGCTTGTAAGCGCGTAGTGCTCCACTCTGATTGTGGTATTTTAATGCCGTCTACAAATAGTACTAGTTTTTCAGCAAAGCGTTGGCTAATACTATAAGTATCAATTAAATTTTGAGAAACATCAGCAAGTGTTGAACCAGCTATTGTTACGTCGTCATACCTTACTTGTTTAAAAGGATGTGGTTTGCCAGTTAACTGAATACTACTAGCTTCTGGAGTATAGTTATAGTAACCTTCAACACGTTTTGACCACCGTGGGCTATTAACAGACTCTATAACACTGTCCATGCCTTCTCGGGCATGAATAAACTTATCGTCACCTATATACACGCCAACGTGAAAAGGCTCACCTAATATATTGAATACAATTGCGGAACCAACAACGGGGGTTTTAGTCTGAGACCAGTTATCCTTATACTGACTCATCAAATCTAAAATGCGATCATCATAAGCACCTGAATATTCTTCAGTATAACTAGGTAAATCTATGTTATATTCTTGCTTATAAAATAAACGTACTAATCCCCAGCAGTCTATTCCGCTTTCATCCCTGCCGTTTGCAGCATAAGGTAATCCAATATATTTATTATACTTCATTAGAATAATCCTGGAAAATTTGCCGGTGTAATTGTAAAACTTGGAAAAGGTTCACGACTTAAACTAACCATATTTAAGTCTAACGTTATTTGTTCCGCATTATAACTTACATTTGTTATCTTAAAACCTGAAAAACTAGTTTCAACGCGATTTGGGCTATTTGCTAATACTAAGTCAATTTGCACACTAACAGGGCTTGTTAATTTTTCGCGAATAAGTTGAATTGCTTCTTTGGTAACGTAATTCAATGTTAAACTACACTGACCTGCTCCAGCCTCTTGTTCGCCTGGTAAATTAAGTTGAAAAGGTAAAAATATATAATCATGACCATTACTTGTTACGCCGTATACTACTTCGTCATCATTAGTAAGCGAAGTAATACGATTAGTATAACTATCTGCTAAACGAATAGGGTTTGCTAAATCTGTAGGATCAGTTATTGTAATCAACAAAATCAGTGCTTCAGAAGTTTCCGAGGCAAACATCGCTCTGATAGCTGATTGTGATAAACTATTTATTCTGCTCATGGCATTACTTCAAATTTAAGACTAGTATTCCAATATCCTGGGGCTACATAATTTAAGTTAAAATATTCGCCTCCACTGCCTGGAATAATACGTACTTCTACAGTTGTGTATAATCGTGGGTGTGTAAAAGTAAATCTTTTAACACCGCCGGTAGTGTCTTTTATAAAAGTTTCTAGTATTTGTGTTTGGGCTGTGGTCATTAAAAATGATAAGTTCATTTCATTGGGACGACTGGCCCTGCGTCTTTGTTTTGCAGGACCAGCGTCAGTAGCTGAACGTATCACATTAATACCAACAGATTCAGTAAAACCTTTTTGTGGCACTTGTGGAAGTGTTCCAGGCCAACTTAATACTGCCATATATTATCTCCTTGCCAATAAAGGCGATGTTCCGTAACTAGCTGTCATAGCTTGTTGTGTTGTGGAACCTACGCGATTAAGTTCGCCAGCCACCATATCACCAACTATAACTTCTATACGTCGATTTCCGCGCGAATCCACAGTTTCTTTAGTTTTTGCTTGTTGGTTACTATAGTTGTTAACAACTACGTCAACTTTACCTTGATTAGAGCGAACACCCAAATTACCGTTGCTATCACGCTTTAGGGGCATAATGGCTTCGGGTCCTGCTTCACCCATTAAACCAGTACCTTTGGCAAATTTAAATAATGTTGGTGAATTTACAATAGAATTTGTAAACATTCCGCCTTTAGCAAACATTTGAAGCCCTGCATCATATACGCCGCCTTTAGCATTACCATTTAATTTAACACCGCTAAAATTTAACCCATAGTTACCTCCGCCAGCCGTTGGAGAAATAGCTCCAGCTCCACCTGTTCCTAATACGCTTGTTAAAAATCCCACTATGCTTGGTCTGGCAAGTGCGTATGCTGCTTGCATTTGTAATTGCAATTCATAACGAAGTAGTCCTTCGATCATATTATCAATTAAAGCTGTAAAATTTAATTTACCAGTTTTAGTAAAATTGATAATAGCATCAGTCATACCATCAAAAGCACCTTTAAATACATCTGCATAAGCATTTATACGATTAAAGCTATCTTTTTCTAGTTCTGCTACGCGTTTTCTAGCTTGGAATTCACGTTCTGCTGCTGTTTCGTAAGTATCTGCATTGTTAAGAATTTGATTTCGTTCGGCTTCTAGTAGTGGTGTCATTATACCGTTAGACTGTACAAATTTAACAGTAAAATCAGCTAAACTTTTAGATTTATCTTTATTAATTTCTATTAGCTTACTTTGAAGATCTAAGTCAGCTTCTTCTAATGCCATTTTATAAGTTAAATCTACCTGTTGTTGCTTAGTGATAGATCCGTTAGCTGATGCTTGCTCAAACTCTTTCTTCTCAACTTCTATAGCATTTTTACGAGCAGTTATATTGTCTTGCAATCTTTTGCTGTTTTCATCTAGGATTATATTTGCCCTTGCTACGGATTCTGTTTGTGCAGCTACGTCATAACCTTTGTTAGCTTCTCCGACCGTTGTTCCACCAGTTATTGCTCCAACGGTAGTTTGTCTACTTAAATCAAGTCCAATTGATTTTGCAGCAGACTGAGCAACATCCATAGGTAGTTTAGATTTTGCAAGTATTTCTGTAATACCTAATTGTTTAGTTAAGTCTAAAGCATCTTTCTGCTGTTTTAACTGTGTTATTTCAGCAACTCTTTCAGCATTTTCTTTGGCAATAATATCTCCACCAGCATTTTCTAATGCATATCTCCTTAGATATGCTTCTTTTAAATCTATTTGATTTTGTATTTCTTTTTTACTGTTTTCAGTACGTAATTCTAATAAAGCTATCTCTTCTTTAAATAATGCTTCGCTTCTTTTTTGATTAGCATCTGATGCAAATAAAGAACTAGCCGCTTTGTTTTGTAAAAGTCTTTGAACAGTAGGATCTTTTTTATCTTCTTCAGTTATGTCTTTTATACTTCCACCGCCTAAAACACGTTGAATTCTCATTTTTGCATCAAGTTCTTTTTGAGCTTGATCTCGAGCTGCTTCTTGATTAGCTACTCCTCCCCTATCACCTCTGAAAGCTCCGCTGCTTACTCCTGCTAAATTCTCTTGCGCATTACGTACATCTATTGAGGCTTTTAACAAATCTACGGAATTAATTAAATTTTCTTGAGATTGTTTTAATTTTAGCTCTATATTTATAGAATCTAGAGCTAATTTAGTAGCGTACTTTATAGATTCTTCTGTTTTAACTGGTAAAGCAGCTAAAACTTGTTGCTTACCTGCTACTGCTATTTGTTTTTCTTTTAAAGCATACTCAGCTAATACTTTATTTAAAGCTTCTACA